TTAGCCATTATATTGTAACCCCCGCTACAATAGAAACCCGATAGGACACGCCTATCAAACCGCCCAAACTGTTAATATTATTAATCATCCTCTAAAAAACTCCTCTATAATTTTTGATCGTTCAGCGGTAGGTAAACTAGCAAAATTAGCAGGTAATGTCGACCCTGTATTTTGTGCTTGTATCATTTGTGTATTTACAGAAGCTGGAGATGTTAAAGGTGGAGTTGTTATTTGTGTTTGTTGTCCTGTTACTTGTGGCTCTGGTACTTCAAAATTAGGAAACACAGGATTATCTTCTAATAAATTTGTTCTTCTATTTTCAACAATTATTTTTCTAATAAAAGGTCTAGCTATAGTAAAAGGATTTGGTGTATCTAATCCTTCTTTTTCATTTAAGTCTCTATTAATTTTTCTCATTCTATCTATAAAAAAATCACTAGGTTCTTTTGGTGTATAAACACCTTTTAATAAATCATTTATTACTGTTTTTTTAATACCTTTTCTTTTTTGTATCTCTCTTCTAATTTTAGAATTAGACATACCCAAAGCTCTAGCAGCCTCAATGTCTTGATACATTTCTTTTAGTGTAGCAAATCTTCTAGATTCAGAATATTTATAAGCATTTAAAATATCTTGTGGTGATACTCGGCCACCTCTAAGTAATGGTGCAATAAATAAGTTATCATCTTTTTTAAGTTTAGATCCAAACCTAGTTGTCATGTATTTTAATGATCTTTCAGGATCAGATTGAATACTTCTAAAACCAAATAGTCCTGGTAACTCATCCTGTAGTTCAAATGTTTGTCCATATTTTTTATCAGCCAAACCTCTAGTTGCTCTTTCTAATCTTTTAAATTGTGAGATAGATCCAGGCATTAATGAGTTTGCAACATGAGTTATACCTTTAAATGCTTTTACTCCGAAATCATCTTCTTCTGACCAAACTCTTCTACCACCTCTACCAACACCTCTTCTAACAGTAGAATCTAATAAAGCTTCTGTGTAGATAGACTCTGATGCAAACGGTTCTAATATTTCATATAAACTATCTGTCATACCTGTTCCTAATGATTTCATTAACGAGTCTTTTGTAGTTTCACCTTGTGCTAATGAGTTGACAACTGATCTGAATGGTCTTGATAAAACATCGTAAGCATTTGAATAACTAAAGTCTACATATTTTATATAACCATTTTTATCCCTACCTGTTGGTAATAGTGTAGAATTTTTAGACCACTCTGGAACTATTCTTCTTAGAGCTTGCATCTCTTCATCAGATACATCGTTTTTAGCTTTAAATGTTTCTGCTAATGCATATGGCACACCACCAACAGTCATACCAAAACTAGTTAATCTTCTTAATCCTAACTGAAGTAATTCTGGTATTTCTGGACTAGCAAATGTTCCCTTACCAATACCTGCTGTGATATCATCAATTGATCCTGTTAGTATATTATTACCTGTTCTTAATATTTCTAGTGGGAAAGCTATGAAGTTTCCAAATGGAGATTGTCGTAAAGCTTTTGCAGTTCTACCAACATATCCATAATTAGGAACTCTATTTCTAGTTAAATTACCAGCTATTTCATCTAAAAAATTATCAAAACTTTCTGCTGCATATTCATCTCTTTGAACAAGTTTTCTAAAATATTTACCTTTTGTAGATTCTTCAGCTAACACTTGTTTATAATTATCTTTAGTAACACCTAAATTATCAGCTAATTTAGAATACCTGTTTCTTTCTAAATTCCAATTAATTACTTTCCAAAAATCATCTTCTGCAACATAGGCATCTTGTGTTTTACCATACACTTTTAATAATTTATTTTTTAAATTATTTGTTAAATCAGTGTAAACTCTTGAGTCCGCAGCACCTGGATTATTTAATATATCTTTTAAAAGTCTTTTTGCTTCTCCAACTTGAACCTGACTATCAACAACACCAACTTTTAATAATCTTTCATACAAAGCATCATCTGCTTTTGTCATTGTTCCTAATATTCTTTTACCTGTAAGATCATAAGATTGTTTAAATACTCCTTGTCCACCCAAAGCTTTTGGTAGTAAAGTTTGTATATCACCATAGTTAGGAAAAAATGCACCATTAGCAGATACGAAAGCACCAGCACTAATAAAGTTTCTAACATGTGTTAATGGAGATAAAATTGTTTTTGCAATCTGTGATGCAGCTTTAGGTGCTAACACTGCATATTTATAAAATGTACCAACACCACCTCTATTTAACCAGTTACTAGTGGTATCAAATACAGCATCATAGAAAGGTGTTCTGATATATTTACCCTCTAAACCTGATGAAACTCTAGAGCTTCCTGATTGCACTAACTTAAATTTTAACGGATCAGATTTTTGCACTGAAGATAATTCATCCGCATTAAATATAAATTTATTAGGTCCTTCTGAACCTGCTTTAGCAATATCATCTAAATATTTTAAAGTATAGTTTAAATGTCCTTGCTTACTAACTGTTGAATAAAAAGTATAAGATGGATCCTTTATTAATCCTGCAACCTCTTCTTGCCATGGTTCTAAAACTTTAGGTCTAACAACACTATCTTTTATAACAACAGAATCAACTTCTGCTTTTGAAGCTTTATTTAAAACATCTCCTGTTTCATTTTCTAATTTTAATAAATCCACTTCATCCACAGATTTTGTTTTTAAAAATTGATTTACTTCATCTGTTGCCTCTTTATTAAATTTTTCAATTATTTCTTTTGAAGGTGCCGTTTTATTTAATTGTTGATAACCTTTTATTTTATTTGCTTTTAATTTTTCTACTGCACTATTAATTTGTTCTGCAGTTGGTTTATATTTCATTAATGGCCCAGATTGTTCAAACTGTTTATATTGAGCGTTTAAATAGCTACCTAAATTATTTTTTATTTCATCAGCAACTTCTTTAGGCATTCTTCTTTGAAGAAGTCTAACTGACATATTATCAACAGACATTCTAAAATTAATAATTGCATTTTCTAATTTTTCTGTATTACCTCCAGCTTTTCTAACTTTTTCTAATATATTATTAAATTCTTTTGTGTTGCTGTAATTTTTTCTTTTAAAAAAACCTTTTTCTGTTTTCTTAACTAATTGTTCAATGTTAGGTCTTCTCTTAGTAATATCATCAAGTTGTTTGTTTAATACATTAGATTGTTTTAAAAGAGATTGACTCTGTTCTCTAAATTGTTGTTCTGTTATTAAGTTTTTAGTTCTATCATCACCAAGTTTAATAGTTTGTTCCGTAATTTCTTTTATACCATCATTTACATTTTTAAATGCAACCACATCATCTATTTGTTTAGATATAATATCTCTACCACCTTTTCTTCTAGTAGCTGTTAGTAAGGATTCTGATCCGTTGTCCATGGGTCGTAATACATCATACAAGTCTGTTAAAAATTTTTCTTGTGAACCCACAGTTTCTTTTAATCCTTTTGGAGCTGTGTAATATTGTGTTTTAACAACGTTTCCTAAATCTTTTATAGCCGTATCTAATTCTTGAACTGATTTACTAGCAGCAAATTCAGTTGCTCTAATATTATCTAAACCAAAACGTCTAGCTTCAAATGTATATTTAGTTCCAGTGCCCTCTGGTTTTAAACCAAACAAACCATATTTTTGTATTTTTCTTTTTAATGGACTATCTGCATATTCTAACAAACCTGTTTCTGATGGTTTTCTTAATTGTTGTATACCTTTACCTGCTCCCACTAATGCAAGATTAAATAATGCTCCTTCAGTTCCGAACTTTAATCTATTTTTTAATCTTCTAAATGCCTCTGATCTACCTTCCTTGGTATCTCTATCCATCATGGTAATTGCAAATGGCTCTAAAGATGTACCCTTTGCTATATCTGCAAATGTTCCAATATCTTCGTCAGCAACAATTGCTTCACCAACACCTGAACCAACTATAGCTCCTGTAGTTGGCCCCATAATTTTAGATCCAACTTTTGCTAAACTTAAATATTTACCTTGTTGTTTTGCTTGTAATGCTCTTCTTGCTAATAAGGCTGCTCTTGTTCCTACTTGTGCACCTTTTAATGCAAGCGGTCCAATAGATGTTAATGCAGTTGTAATCTTACCAATGGTTCGTGCTTCAGCTTCATCGTCAAATGGATTTACATTATCAAACCATTCTTCAACACCTTTTGCTGTATTAGTATCTGCAACTAAATCAAATAGTTCTGCACCTAATGATACAAAACCTTTTGGTATGTTCCACAAACCAGTTGCAACACCAGCTAATGCAGACTCAAAAAATCCTACGTCTTGTTCTTTCTTTTTTTCTGTTTTCTCTTCTTCAGGAGATAATTGAAATCCCATGACACCTCCTTAAAAATCATCGTCGCCAGGTGCAGCAAAATCGTCTTCACCTTTTTTATTCTTACCTTTGTATTTACCTATTCTACCATCTTTAAGTATATAGTATTCTCCTTCTTTTCTATCTCCCGCACCAGGATCTTTTTTAAATGTGCCTAAACCTTTACCTGATTCTTCAATTGCTTCAGCTGCAATTCTAGCTGCTGTTTTGCTTCCTACAATATCATCCTCTAATAATCCCTCAGCATATGTCCCTATTCTATCCTCTGATGTTCTTTCTTTTGTAGCAGAACCAGTTGATAATACTTTAGCTAATGCTTCTTTTTGAGTTAGACTTGGATCTAATGCCATAATATCTCTAACCTGTTTTCTAATTTGACCAGGATCAGCTTGTTTTAACGCAGCTTCTAATGCTAAAGATTTAGCTGCTTGATTAGCTCTTCGTCTAGTTTCAGCAACTCTTGTTAATCCTTCAACACTTGGAGCTGCTGCTTTACCTATAGCACCTGTTAAATCTCCACCAGGTTGTGCTAAAAGATTTGCACCAAACTTAGCTAGCTCTAAAAATTTTTGTCTTTTTAATTCATCATCATCTGCTGATAGTTCTGATTTAAATAATGGCAATAGATCTTCGTACATAGTTTTAAGATCATTGTCAGAAAGTTTTTGTGTAGCTCCATCTTGAGCTTTTACTGTTGTTTTTTTATCAGTTTTTTTATCTGTGTCTTCATCTGTTTCTGATGCTTCAGCAGTTCCCATTCCACCAAACATTTCACTTGTTTTTGCTTTTGTTGGAATACCTAAAAGATAAGATATTTCTGGATCTATCCCTTCTTCTTTACCTAAACCAAAAAATTTTGCACCTGAAAGACCAGGGTTTTCTCCTAGAAAAAATCTAGATGCTAGATTTATTGGAGCCGCCCCTAAATCATATATACCAGCACCTGCTTTTCTAGCTTCATCTCCAATACCCTTTAATAAAATACCTAAACCAGATTTATCAAAATAGCTTGGTTCTTTAACCTGATCACCTTCTTGATATCCAGGTCTTAATGACATAATACCATCATCGCTTCGACCTCCCATTCTAAACATAGGTCTTTTTAAAATACGGTCCATCATCTTATCTCAATGCTCCGAATATTCCTGCTATCCCTGTTCCTAATCCTAATGCAGTTTGTAAAGGATCTGCTGCAGGTGTAGATCCAAATTGGAACTGTCCTGGATATCCACCCATTAATCCTGTTACACCTGAACCAAAGAATCCTAATCTCTCTAATGGTTCGTAGGCCGCTGTTCTTGCTGCTTGTCTTTGTGCATCTAGTACAGCTTGTCTTTGAGCTTGTTGTGCTGCACCTACTTGACCAAGTGTAGATATGTCAGCTCTTTGTAATCCTGGAACTTGACTAGCTAGACCAGTTTGAAACTGTCCTCTACCCATCTCGAATTGTCCTAAACCTAGTTGCTGTTGTCCTAGACCAGCTTGTGATTGTGCTAGACCAGATTGCGCTTGTCCTAAACCAAATCTATTTGCAATATCTTGTTGTCTAGCTGCTTGTGCTTGTTGAAAACCTTGTTGTCTTAGTTGTGCTTCTAATGCAGCTCTATCTCTTCCTGATTGTGCTTGAAACTCTGATAACTGTACACCTGCTCTACCTGAACCTAACGCACCTAAAGATGCTTGTTGATCTCTAATATTTTGTTCGTTGATTGCTCTTTGTCTATCAAACTCCGCTAATGTTGTATCAATGACTTGTTGTTGATATGGAGATGTGAAAGCCGCTGTTTGAGCTGCAGTTGGTGCACCAGTTAAACCAGCTATACCACTTAAAGTTGTTGAAACACCACCTAGTGTTTGACCTGCATCTGTTAATCTTTGTTGTGCAGCCGCTGCTTGTTGACCTGCTGCTACATCTCTTTGTTGTGCTGCTTGTATAAAAGGTGCAAAAGATCCAACACCTGTTCCTGCTAATGTTGCAGCTTGTGTTTGTAATGCATCTTGTGCTGCTACTTGCGGTGCAAATTTAGAAGTATCAACAGGTATAGCTGTAGTAGCTGTTAACTGTTTTGCATAATCTTTACCTAGATCTTCTATAAACTGTGCGGGTAATGTTCTTGTAGTTGTAACTGCCATTATACTTGAGCCTCCAAACCTTTCATAAGCTTATACATCTTATCTGCCCCTTTATCAACACTTCCTCCACCTGCTGCTCTGACC